TCGAAGCTGCTCGCCCAACTGTCACAGCAATGGCTTACACAAAGCCACGCATTGAACTAACAGCTGCTAAGTATGCAGAGAACACAATTCGTGCAGCACTAGGTGATGAAGATGCTCGTCAGTACCTACGCGCAGCAGATGACACAACAGACAACGCTGGTCTTGTACCAACTCGTCAACTAAATGAAATCATTAACCCACTTGGCACAACAATCCGCCCATCAATCGATGCAATCTCTCGTGGAGTGCTTCCAGATGCAGGTATGACTTTTGAGATCCCAAAGATCACAGTAATGCCTACTGTTGGTGAAGTTGCAGAAGGTGCAGCATTCACAGAAACAGATCAGAACTCAGCGTTCTTATCAGTATCAGTTAAGAAGTATGCCGGACAACAGACATTCTCTGTCGAGTTGTTAGACCGCACATCTCCTGCATTCTTTGACGAGCTTGTTCGTAACATGGCCGCAGCTTACGCAAAGACAACAAACGCAGCAGTAAACGCTGCACTTATCTCAGGCGCATCACTTGATGCAACAACAGTTGCAACATACCCAACAGCAGCTGAATTGCTTGGAATTGTTGCTCGTGGATCTGCTTCTGTTTATGCAGCCACAGCAGGATTACCAAACCCATTCGCTCGCAACATGGTTGTATCGACTGGACAATGGTCAAACATCATGTCATTAAATGACTCTGGCCGTCCAATTTATACCGCATCACAGCCAATGAACGCTGGCGGTCAAGTAGCACCAACATCACTAACAGGTAATGTCGCAGGACTTAATCTGTACGTTGATCCAACAAACGCTGGCGATAGCGATGGAACAATTCTTATCGTTAACCCAGATGCTTACACATGGTACGAGAGCCCTACCTACCGCTTGCGTGCAGAATCAACAGCAGCAGGTCAAGTAACTATTGGTTACTACGGCTTCGGCGCAATCGCAACTAAGGTTGGCGCTGGCGCATTCAAGAACAACAAGGCGTAAGCCCACTAAGTCGCTAAGAGGGGGCATAGCCCTTGCCCCCTCTTGGTCTTTAGAAAGGAATTGGAATGTCACTCTGCACAGTAGCCGAATTGAAATCGACTCTTGGCGTGGGTTCGTTATACCCAGACGCGACAATCCAAGAAGTATGTGATGCTAGTGATTCAGTCCTTATCCCAATGCTATGGGCTCCCAAGTGGTTCTCTGTAGCTCATGAGAATATAGTTGGTGAAGGCACTCTTTACTTTGATGATCCAATTAGAGATACCTTTTATGTTGGTCAAACTGTAACAATCGCCAATTCAGGTAGTTCATACAATGGCAATAAAGTAATTACATCAATGGGTAATTACTCAATTACTGTGGCTACCGCTCATGCAACAGCCCAGGCGTATCACCCAATTTACCCTTATGGATCTGTATCGACTACAACTTACACAGACTGGACTTTAGACATGGCAGTCCAGCAAGCCGCTTTGATGATAGCTGTTGAGATCTGGCAAGCAAGAACCAGCACTTTGACTGGTTCTAACTCCGTAGATTTCCAGCCCTCACCTTATCGAATGTCAGCACAGCTGCTCGCTAAGGTCAGAGGATTGATCGCGCACGCGCTAGACCCTCGCTCAATGGTGGGCTAATGCCATCATCAGTAACAACACTTCGAACTACACTAGCAACTGCGTTAGTTGATGATTCTCTTTGGAGCACATTCGCGTTTCCGCCAAGCGTAGTTCTTGCCAATTCAGTTATCGTAAGCCCGGACGATCCGTATCTCGCCCCGAGCAATAACTCACGCAACACAGTCAGCGCACTGGCTAATTTTAAGATTATTATTACTGTGCCTTTATTTGATAACGAAGGCAATCTAAACGGCATTGAAACTAATGTGGTTCGAGTGTTTAATTTACTTGCCGCTAGTTCTTTGGCCTATAATGTAGGCAGTATATCTGCCCCTAGCGTTCTCAATGCTGCATCAGGTGATCTGCTCAGCTGCGAGATGTCCGTATCAATCCTAACAAGTTGGAGTTAATATGTCAGACCTAACACCAGAGGATCTAGCCTTCTTGAAGAAGATTGGTCAGATCACCACAGCACCAAAGCCAGTAACTACTAAGAAGGAAGAAGAATAATCATGGCAATTTTTCTAAATAACAAAGTTGGTTTTAAGATTGCCACTATCAATCTTTCAGACCATGTAACTGCGTTCACACTTAATCGTCAGTCAGATCTCATTGAGGTAAGTGCGATGGGAGATACCGCACATAAATTTGTGACCGGATTGTCAGCAGATACCATCACAGTTTCATTCTTGAACGACACAGCAGCAGCAAATGTTCTAGCAACACTTCAGGCTGCTTATGGCACAACTGTTGCATGGGCTGCAGTTCAAGATTCTTCAGCTGCTATCTCAGCAACCAACTTACTTTATTCGGGTACTCTGATTGTCGATAACATTACCGACATTAACGGCGCTGTCGCTGATGAAGGCATGATGGATCTTACATTTACTTGTAACAGCAAGACAGCAACTGCTTCAACTGGTACTTGGTAATAATCTAACTACTAAAGAAAAGGGCTAAAGAATGGCAAAACTAAAGATCACTAGAACCGATGGCACTGTATCCGAACATCAGATCACGCCATCGATCGAATTTGCATTCGAGAACCATGCAAAGATGGGCTTCCATCGTGCGTTCAGAGAACTAGAACGCCAATCGGATGTCTATTTTTTGGCTTGGGAATGTTTGCGTCGCAGCTTTGAAGGTACTAGCGAAACAGTTAAGCCTTTTGGGTCAGCATTTATTGACACACTTGCAAAAGTGGAAGTCCTTGATGACGACCCGGAATTGTAGGGCGTGATTCATTTACTTACTTGGTTGCAAGACTAAGCATCGAGTTGCAGATCGCGCCTAATGATTTACTCGAACTTGATTCGAGAATGTTCAAGGCTTTATTACAGGCAATGAAAGATCGAAACAAGGAGATGAAAGATGCCAGTCGCAGTAAAGGGCGCGGTCGCACTTCGGAGATCCTTGCGTGAATTCACACCTGATTTAGCCAAACAGTTACCAAAAGAAATGGCGATAGCCCTGAAGCCCGTTGTGAAGGCGGCTCGGGGCTATGCGCCTTCTGAAAGCCAAACTCTAAGCAACTGGAAACCAAGATCTTTCAATGAAGGCAGATTTCCTACCTATAACGCTTCTTTGGTTAAGCGTGGGATTGGCTACAAAACATCTCCATCTAAGGTTGATCGCAGAGGCTTTAGATCTTTAGCGCGCTTGTTCAATAAAAGTGCAGCTGGTGCAATCTATGAAATTGCTGGCCGAGTCAATCCCGACAGTGTTTTCGTTAGAAACATTAAAGGTAAATACGGCTCTCAGATGAGAGGCAAGAACGAGATGGAAGGCCGCGTTCTGTATCGCGCCTATGAAGAAGATCGTGGCAAGGCACAAGATGGCGTAATTAAAGCCATTGAAAAGGTCACTGCTAAATTAAACAAGAGAGCTCAGGTGCGCGGATAATGGCCAATGTAATTATTGATGTCGCAGCTGAGTTTACTGGCAAGAAAGCGTTCAAAGATGCTGGCAGTGCAACCTCTTCACTTGAGAAGAGTGTTAAGACTTTAGGAAAGACTATTGGTATTACCTTTAGCGCCAAGGCCATTGTTGACTTTAGCAAGGCTGCAGTTAAAGCATTCGCCGAAGATGATCGAGCAATCAGAGTATTAAGAACTAACCTAAAGAATCTTGGTTTGGCTTACCAGTCTGTCAATGCAGATAACTTCATTAAAAATATGGAAACTCAGGCTGCTGTATCTGACGATCTATTAAGACCAGCCTACGCGCAACTTGCCAAAGTAACTTTATCAACTACTAAGACCCAAGACTTAATGGCTTTGGCCTTTGATCTATCAGCTGCTAATGGCATTGACTTTGCCTCGACTGTCGATATTCTTTCTAACGCTTATGTAGGCAACTACAAAGGATTAAAGCAGTTATACACTGGCTTGACTCAAGCACAACTTGCTTCAAAGTCATTTGAAGAGATCCAAGCAATTTTAACTAAACAGAGCAAAGGTGCTGGAAAAGCTGCTTTAGATACTTATGCCGGATCTGTCGATAAGTTAAGCATTGCTTCCGATAACGCTAAAGAATCTATTGGAAAAGGTTTAGTTGATCTCTTTGCTGCTCTTGCTGGTAATGGCAACATTGATCAAGCCACAGCAAACATAAACACTTTCTCTAGTGCTTTAGGTCAGATGCTTTCAGATGCTTCAAAGTACGGCGCAATCGACTGGTTAAGTGCGCTAGTAACTGGAAATGTTACTGAAGGCACAGCCCAGAAATTAGTTAAAAGACCTTCTGCTCGTAGATTCTTCACAGGTGGTTCTGGCGTATCAACTGAATTATTGACAGCAAGGAAAGAAGCTGCTGCAGAGGCCGCTAGGTTAAAGGCTATAAAAGCCGCAGCTGCCGCAAAGATTGCAGCTGATAAAAAGGCTGCTGCTCAGAAGGCTATATTGGCTAAAGCCGATTCCATGTTTAATATGGAACGAATCCAGATTGAAGCCGCATTGAAGGGCAAGATTTCAGAGGATGAAAAGTTACGCTTAGAGTTACAGCGTGCAATCCTCAATGAGGACTTTGACTTAGCCGATAAGTTACAGAAGAAACTAGAAGCGTCACAGCGAGCCACAGCAGCTCTTCAAGGTTCTATTAATGGCATCAAGCCGCCTGTGGATCCTTTTGCTGGAATGCTTTTAACTTTAGAAAGCGTAATCACAGCTCTTGGCAAGATCTCTGGAATGCCCGTCAGCAGTGTTGGTGGCACAAAGAATGTGCCTAAAGAACCTGTTGAGATTATAGTTCCAAAAGATACTAAGCAAGATCCACCGCCTACTAACAAAGAACCAGTTCCAGTTATTGTGGTTCCAGATCCAACTCCGCCACCAGCAACTAATAATAATAATCCCTTTGCCGGTCTTGGTGGCAGCACTGGTGGCTTTGGTTTCTCGCTTCCAGATTATCTAAAGAATACAATTCCACAGCAACCAGTTACAGTTATTGTTAACAACAATGGCACAACCATTATGCAAGATGAGTTTGTAAAAGTAGTCAATGAAGCAGTAGTGACTGCGAATACTAATGGGCAGAATAACTATCGACCAGGTGCAGTTCTACCATGACAGTTCCAGTAATCAATGCAATCATAAACTTTTCAACAGGTGCTGGCTTTGCCTCGCCTATGATTCTTGATTCTGGCGTTCTGGGAGTTAATGCTTTAGCTGATAGCACTTCAGTCACAGTTGATGTATCCAGCCTTGTTGATTCGATCAAAACAACACGCGGTCGCACAGCTCTTTCAGATGTATTCCAAACTGGCACAATGAGCCTTCGTATTATCGATCAGACAGGCGCGTTCAACGCAATGAACCCAGCCTCACCCTACGCGGGTCTTTTGACTCCCATGCGTAAAGTAACTATCACTGCCACTTATGGCACAACGACTTATCCAATCTTTGCAGGCTACATAACTTCATACGATACAACTACCCCTAAAGATGTTGGTGAAGTGGTTTACACAACCATTCAAGCGGTTGATGGTTTCAGATTATTCCAGAATGCACAGATAACTTCTGTTGCCTCAACTTCAGCTGGTCAAACAACTGGCACTCGTATTGGCAAGATACTCGATGCAGTGGGCTGGCCAGCTGGCATGAGGGACGTTGATTCGGGGCAAACGACAGTCCAGAGTGATCCATCAACTTTGAGAACTTCTCTTGGCGCTATGCAGACAGTTACAAGTACCGAATATGGTTCTTTATACATGGACGCTTTTGGCAATCTAGTATTCCAAGATCGCGCCCTTACTTCATCAAGCGTTGCTGGCACACCAGTTGACTTCAATGATAATGGCACTGGGATCTCCTATAACAATGCAGTTTGGAAGTTGGACGATACTTTGGTTTTTAACAAAGCAAGCATCACCAGAACGGGCGGCGTGGCGCAAGTGGCCAGCAATCAAGCTTCGATCGATAAGTATTTTCTTCACTCATATCAAGAGCAGAACCTGCTCATGGAAACAGATGCGGAAGCCCTAAACAATGCCCAAGCCTTTGTCGCTTCTCGCCAAGAAACTTCAATCCGCTGCGACGCGGTTACTCTGGATCTATACACTGCCAACTACGATGCTGGCATTACTGCCGCTTTGGATCTTGACTTCTTTGATCCAATCACAGTAACCACAACTCAACCGGGTTCATCAACCCTGACCAAGACTTTGCAGGTATTTGGGGTGTCACATGACATCAAACCGAGTGCTTGGAAAACTACATTAACCACCCTAGAACCCATCATTGATTCGTTCATTATTGGAACTAATTATGGGATACTAGGCACTAACACACTTTCTTACTAAGGAGAACAGATGGCAGCAGGACAAGGCTTCAAGACATTCGCCACAGGTGATGTTCTCACAGCCGCAGACACTAATGGTTACCTCATGCAAGGAGTGTGGGTATTTGCTTCAGCAGCTGCTCGCACTTCGGCTGTTACTAGCCCACAAGAGGGCAACATGTCTTTTTTAAAAGACACTAATTCGGTTGAATATTATGATGGTGCAGCATGGGTTGCAGTAGGCGGTTCATCATCTGGGCCAGCATTTATTGGATATGCAAGCGTTTCACAAACCTTGGTTGCAAATACTTTTACAAAAGTGCAAATTAATAATGAAAGAATAGACACTGATAGTTGTTTTAATACCACTAATTATCGATTTACACCTACAAAGGCTGGATTATACGATACTTCAGTTAACATTGTATTTGGTTCAACTCCAAATCGTTTTTTAACTATGATTTACAAAAATGGAACTGAATATGCAAGAGTATTTGACGGCACTTTAGGCGGTTCAGATGTTGCTGCTGGTGGTTCAACATTAATAACTATGAACGGATCAACTGATTATTTAGAATTTTTTGTATTTAGCACTTCTACACCAGTAACCACAATAACAAACAATTTTGTGCAATTTACGTCAACTTGGATTCGGAGCAACTAATGTACGAGCAAATTATCGCAGTTTATCCAGAACTTCAACCAGAGCAGTTTATTGATGGCACGATCGTGTTGCAAGATGATGCAGATGGTAAAGGCGCATATATTGCTAAGTGGAATTACTCGAAGCCAATTCCAGATGGTCTTAAACTAGGTAAATGAAGCCTCGTTTATCTAAGTGCGCGATCCAGTTAAGGGAACAGATTGACGACACATTCCCAGATCGAGATCGAACTTCTGATGGTTGGATCGGCGACACACGACACTCTGCGCGTAAGTCAGATCATAATCCAGATGCTAGCGGCTGGGTTCGTGCCATCGATGTCGATCGAGATCTTTCGGGTAAAGTTAAACCTGACACCATGCCAGATCTTGCGGATCAGATTCGTATCTTTGCAAAGTCTGATTCTGGAAAGCGCATCAGCTACATCATCTTCGATGGCAAGATCGCAAGCCCTCTCCTTAAATGGAAGTGGCGCAAATACACAGGCATCAACAAACACAATCATCACTGCCATATCAGCTTTACGAAAGAAGCTGACCTTAATGGTGAGTTTCTTCAAATACCTATGATCGGGGGATCACAATGAAAGATCTACAAAACGCAGCAGGTTCTTGGGGCAGAGCATTCTTAGTTGCAATCATCTCAATGTACGCAGCTGGAGTTACAGAACCAAAGGCTTTGATTGCTGCTGGTCTTGCCTCGATTATTCCACCAGTCTTGCGTTACCTTGACCCAAAAGATGAACTCGGAAGAAAATGACACAGGGCGAATTCTTTCAGCTCTATATTGCCACTCTTGTGATAATCGGTGGATTGGCTGGCTTTGTGATCACTCACTTGCTGAGCGAGATCAAGCGACTCAACACACGATGCGATGAGATTTACAACATACTTTTAGAGCGGTAAAATAAAGCATGGCCGCGCGCAAAACTAAAGCAATAGAGGATCAGGGTTACACTCCACTAGAGGCTTACTGTATTGGGTTAAACGAATACTATAAAGCTTTGCGCAAGGCTGGCTTTGCCACAGACATCTGCATGTCGATGCTTATGGATCCATTCTCTTATCCTGACTGGATACTCCCTAAGCGCATCAACGATAATCCCAGCAATATGCCGGACTTTTATCCTGACGATGACGAGGATTAATGAAGAGAACCATCGTAATACCAGACTTACAAGTCCCATATCACGATGAAGTAGCAGTAAAGAATGTCGCCTCGTTTATTAAAGTATTTCGGCCAGATGCTGTCGTTACTCTCGGAGATGAAATCGATCTCCCACAAATCAGCCGCTGGACAGAAAACAAGCCAGGCTGGTACGAGCAAACCTTAGCTTCAGATCGTGACATGACAGTCGATGTCCTTTGGGAATTGACACAGCACGCTAAAGAAGCTCACATGATCAGGTCAAACCACACTGATCGTCTTTACAATGTAATCATGAACAAGATACCAGCATTCTTGTCATTACCAGAACTTAAGTTTGAAAAGTTTATGAGGCTTGATGAA